AGCCATCTTTAATTGTAATAAGGTTTTCAGTCTCAGTGACTTCACCTATTACTTCCTCACCTGAGGATAAACGTACTAATAACATTTTTTTTCTCCATAAGTATATCTATTATACCACATTTTCAGTGTTTTGTAAATGGTTATTTCCAATTAATTTCATCTAATTGACCATAAAATCCTTGCTTTACTTTCATAGGAAAGAACTCTGCTAGCATCTCAATGTCTCCATGATCGTAGTTTAATTTAGGCAATATTGCCTCTTTCTTTTGTACAATAACAGATATATCATATCCATATTGTTTTACACTTGCTTCACTACAATCAAAACCAGCAAGTATTAAATTATATAGTAATAATCCACCATTCCATAATGAAACATGTCCACCTACAATATTGTGTTTAAGCGGTGGAACGGATATTGCAAGAATTCCATTTGTATCTAATAAATGAAAGATCTTACTTAAGAAATGATGAACATTCAATTGATGTTCTAATGTATGTGCACACCATATACAATCAAAGTTACGATCAAAATCAATTGTATTAAAGTCGCCTTGATAATCTGATTCTAATATATCAGTTGTGTATACTTGTTTACCTTTCTCTTGAAACATACGAGCAAATGTAAAGTCACCAGAACCTACATCAAGTACTGTTTCAAATATATGATGATCAACTAATTGATTAAATGTTTCCAGTGATCTCACCCGAAAAAATCCTCCAGTGAAGCAACTTCTTCTGATGTCCAACCAACGGCTTCCAGGATTGGATCAATTGGATCAAGGAAAGTCTTTTGGAATTGTAGTTCATGATCAATATAGCTATTCAAACCAAACTCTTCTGGAAGATAATCTGGAAATGATATTACATTTTCATGGATCATGTTTGGTGTTCTAAGATATAAAAACTTAATCTTATCACCATTATTAATCATTGTATATTTCTTTTGTAGCGCCATATCAGCAACTAATTTATTATACATAAGAGAACCTCTTGCATGAATTGGCGTTCCCTTTTTATATATCGTATCTCTTGCTTGGTACTCTCGAACTTTACTTACACCACGAGGAAAGGCTATTTCATTAGGTGGTAGTGTTTTAAAATAATTTTTAAATTGTTGAATTTCTTTTTGAACTGAAGCTTCATCTTTTTCCATAATGACTTTAAAGATTTTCTTTAGAGCATCACGACATGGCGCAGGAGTTGAAGATTTAATTGCTTCAATACCCATGATCTTCAGCTTTGGCTCAGCGTATCTTACGCCTTCATTATCATGCACATTTAGAATATATCTTTTCTTTGCTGTCCAAAGACCACGATCTGCAATTGCTTCACGTTTCATAACCATACGATTATCTACACCACCGAGCATATTGAATAAGTCAGCATATGCTTTCTCGAGCTCTGGTTCAAGAGCATCTTGACATATCTTATCAAGAAAGTCAATTGTATTATTGGGTTGGAATTTTTTTACAAGATCGTCTAGGCCCACATACAAAGAGTCGGTGTCGATTGCAACAATATAGTCTTTCCAGGTTGTGTTTTTGAGCACACGATTAAGATAGGAGTTGAGCGCATATTCGGCCCATCGAATTGTAAGCTGTCCTGTAAGGGTAATTGCTTCTGCGATTCTTTGGTCGAAAAAGCGAAAATACCTATTACCCATAGCACCATAAAGAGAGTTAAGAAGAATCTTAATTGCCATTTGTTTGTTTTCAGAGATTGCAATGTCTCTTTCAATATTGTATAATTCTTGTTTATCATTTTTATCTACCTTTTGTAATTTCTTTTGAGCATTAATCATATCCTTTTTGATTTCAACTCTTTCTTTATACATTTCATCAACAATGAATGGAACAATACCAGTCTTGTCAATATTAAAATATTGTCCATTAGCTGCAAGAGCTTTACCCTTATTATCTGGTCTTGAAGATTTAGTAAGTACATTTTCAATATCAAACTGAGTAATCTCTCCATTGGCAATTGTCTCAGGCGACATATTATATTGCATAATGATTGAAGGATATAGAGAATTTAAGTCAAATGATACAATATTATCATGTATACCAACATGAGGATCTTTAACAAATCCACCGGGATATGCTGACTTTGTTTTATTCTCGATGAATGGAACCACAATCTTATTCTTATATAGTCTTCTATAAATGATAGTATCCCATATGTTTGTAGTACCAAAGGTATCATTATAGTTTACACCACCCTTATACGCCATTGTCATACATAGCGTAATGAGTCCAAGTTTATCCTCCAAGCGATCTACCAACTCTACGTCTTTAATATTATAGTCAATAAACTTTTGATGATTGTATTTGTATAGAGTATGTAAATTAGAATATTCATCATAACTTAGTTTCTTTTCACCAAGTACTACATTTGCAATATGATCCAATTTATATGTTTCTTGTGGACCATATGAATATCCAAATTTTTGGAAAAGATCCAAATAATCTAGCTGTGAAATACCTTTAAGTTCATATGCTGTTTGAGTTCTACCCATCTTTGTTATATCTTGACGATCAATCATTTGCCAAGGACTTAATCTTTTAACATAAGCTTCACCGAGCATTCTATGAATACGATTTACAAGATAAGGAATATCAAAGAATCTTACATTCCAACCTGTTACTACATCAGGGTTATGATTATTCCAATGTGTAATAAAGTTAATAAGTAAGTCATCTTCACGATCAAACTTACGATAGATGACACTATGATCTTTCATATAGGATGCATCAGTGTCATAATCACCAAGACCCCAAATGAAATATGTATTATTAATATTGTTCTTTAATGCAATTGATATGATTTTATGATCAGCTTTATCTGGCTCTGGAAATCCATCGTCCGATGCAACCTCAATATCAATGGTTGTTACATTAATAAGATTACGATTAAACTCTATGTCTCCAGGATAGTAATCATTAATAAATGCCGGAATATACTTAGTATTTCCATAGATTGTTTTACCAGCTACATGCTTATGAGCTGTTACATATTCATTAGCTGAACGCATTGAGTCAAATCTTTTACCTGCATTTGCAATACCTACAGGAGTACCATCAAGTGCTTTCCACTCTGTTGGAAGATTTGTGCTCGTAAAAAGAATTGGTTCGTATTTGATTTTCTTTTCGATTCTTCGGCCATGATCATAGCCTCGAAGTAGAATCATATTTCCATAACGAGAAACATTGGTGTAAAATTGCAACATAATAATATATTATACTATAGTTTAAGTCAAATGTAAACTATTTTTTTCAAAAAAGGTGGGGGTAATTTCTTACCCCCGCATGAATCAAAATGAGATCCAGGAAAGATAAATTGTTAAGGGTGCCAAGGTTAATGTTGTTACACTTATCAATACCATACCTAGGGTCTCTCTTACATCATCATATTTTAAGAACATTCTAATTAGTTCCATGATTGTATCTCCAGTAAAAAAGTTTATTACTTATCTACTGGGTGTTCGCTGATACTAGCCTTTCAAAAAAGATTTTTTCTTTGATGCCCCAGCAGACCCTATATCGATCTTCCTAGGACGCTTTTCTTCAGGAAGTTCAACTCTGGCATAAACCACGAGTATTCCATCCACAAGATCCGCACCATCTATTACGACAAATTCTGAGAGTCGGAAGCTTTTCTCAAATTTGCGAGATGAAATGCCTTTGTATGCGTATTCACGCTCATCTTTTTCTACTTCACCAGAGACTTTAAGAATACCATCTTTTAATTCGATATCAATATTATCTCTTGTAAATCCTGCCACCGCAAGCTCAATGAGAAACTTTTCGTCATCGATCTTTACTACGTTATGTGGTGGATAATTATTACTATTAGATCTAGCACTTGAATGGATTCTTTCGAGATCCTCAAATAAAGTGTCAAATCCAACAAAAAGCGAACGTGGTACGTTCAAGTTATTTCTTACTACCATTTTATTTTCCTCCTATTAAGTTAGCAAGGTTAATTTGGATCCCATTACATTGGCGATCCACTTTTATTTATACAGGTTTACTCTTTAGTTTGAGTATTTCCTATATTATATTTTGGACAGAGTTCCCATTGAGACTTTTCCTTGAATGGAATTACTTTGATTTGTCTCAATGGAGCAATGTCCTGTGCACGACTTGGATCTACAATTTCAATTAGACCCCAGTCAGCGAGTAGCGTAGCAATGGTGTTCCTACGCTGAATGTCATTCTCTAATAGATTGCTTGGTTTGCCATCTAAGAGAAAGAGTTCTTTAAAATGTACAATAAAGTATCTGCCTTGTTTATGTAATATATGACATGACTGATATAGCTTTTGATCTTTACGCGATGCGACACCGATACGAGTTAAAGTCTCTCGTATTTTTAAAAAGTCGTCTGGTTCGTTGAGTCTGACTTC